CAGCCTTGTCAGCAGCTAGTGTAGCATACTCTAAGGCCAGAGCAGCGGCATTGGCTGCATCTGCTGTTGCATCGCCTGGACCACCAGGACCACGATAAATAGCCAAGGTTTATTCTCCGTTAGTTTGCTTAAACAGACAGTATCTGCTTAAGAAAACTCCCCAGCCCTTGTGAGGCTGAGGAGAGCCACTAGCTTATAAAGCTTAGGTAGCAGGAACAACCAGACCAACTGCAGCATCAGTACGGACAGTCTTAACACCGTACAGAGTATCAGCGGTCAACAGATCAGCAAGCCACTCTTGCTTGTACTGAGTCTGTGAGCGAACACCAAGTTGCTCAACCAGCGTGAATGCATCACGATGGAACAGACCAGCCAAACGAGCAGCACCCGTCTCCAGCGAAGGAGCGTTGGAGCTGATGTAGACTTCGATACCGTAGAGGTTACCAACCCGACCATTACGGATCGTGTTAGCTGAACCAACTTCACCAGTAAAGGCTTGCTCGGTGTAACGGTTTGTGCCCATTAAGGTGTTACGCAGAACAGGCGGGATGACAAAAGAACGACCATCCATTGGCGTATCAGCATCGTCAAGGATCTGAATAGCCTTACGGAAACCAGCGTCATTGAATGCAGAACCAACCGTACCGTCATAAGCGACAGCAGTAGTAGAGTTAAACTCATAAACACCAGAGTTCTGGTAGGACGAGCCGTTACCGTTACCGATAGACTTGAACAGTGTCCAGATGTCTGAATCGGTCTGTACGCCCAAAGCGTAGCCAGCGTCATCCGTGTAGAAACGGCGTAACGAGGCAAGAGCCTGTACAGAAACAATATCTTCGATCAAACGGCTGTACTCGAAGTGCTTATCGATATTGATTACTACCTCATCTTCAGTCGCAGCAATCAGGGTGACCTGAGAAGAAGCAACCTTAGCAGAAGCAGAACCACGGGTGGGCTTAGGAACGTGAACGGTGTCACCTTTCTTACCCTTGAAGTTCATCTTGTTGATGACGTTAGCGAGAACCAGGTTCTTCTTGTATGCAGCGACAATCTCATCGCTCCAAATCTCAGGAATAAACTTGGCTGCTGTTGTTACGGTTACGTTATTAGTACCTAAAGGCATTTTAAATCTCCCAAATGATTAAGTTAAATTATGCTTCTGAAAATTCTCGTCCTCGTCCGTTTAGTTGTTTGATATTATTAATAAGTTGAAGTTGTTGTTCTGTATAAGGCCCACGTAAATCTAATCCTCTACTTTCAATCCACTCAAGCACTGTTTCAGCTTGTCGTTGTTTAGAAACTAATAGATCTTGTAGTAAAGAAACAAATTTAAAAACTCTAGGTCGTCCGTCAACAGAAACTTCCCATTGATATTTTCTATTTCCTTCTTTTTGTTTCCCATAACAATGATAACTAATATCCAACTTATCAAGAATCTCGCAATATTTGTCTACAAGTTTCTTTGACGTATTAGCCATCTTTACTTGAGGAACATAAGTAGGACCTCTTTTTACAATAGAAATACTTCCTTCACCATCAATAATACCAGCTAACCACCCTAACTCAAACTGAGAACAACTCATCAGCGAACCCTTCCGTCAGAGTATGCAGCTATAATCTCATCTTGTAGTTGCATATATCGGTCTGGGTCTTCCAATTGTAGTCGGATTAGATCCGCTCTTCGATAAACCTTAGAAGAAGTATTACCAACAGAATTAGAACCAACATCCACAGTTGCTGCCTTAACTGCTGCCTTCTGTGCCGCCTTCATCTCCTGTGAGGGAGTTGCCTGCTGTACAGGGGCTGCTTTAGGTCTAACATAACTCCAGCTTGTCAACAGTTCAGCCGCTGAATCAAAGTCAAAGTCTGCATCAGCCGCAGCATACAACCGCATACGCACTGGCGAGGCTTTAATCCACTCTGCAAAAGAGGGATCAGCTACTGTCTGTTGAAAATCAGGAAAGTCCTGTTGTAACTTAGTCAGCGTCTGCTGCTGTTTTAAAGCCAAGGTTTGTTGCCTTGCCTCTAAGATAGCAGGATGTGTTTCTACTGCCTTACTTACTGCCTTCTTCGGATCTTCAAAGAAATCGATCTCGTCTTCTTTTGTAGCAGTAACCTCTTGTTTAGTGTCGAGTTGTCGCTTAATGAGTTCATCAGCAAGCTTACGCACTTCCCCAACTTCCTGGGCCTGTCTACCAATTAGCTTCTCAGCCTCTTGGTGCATCCTGACAATTTCATCAAGACTCTTGCCCTTGTACTTGGGTGGAAGATCCTCTTCAGATACTTCCTGCGCTACAGGCTCTTGAGTTTGCTCTACTTGAGGCTCGTCTGCCTTGTTAATGTCTGCTGCGTCAAATAACTCTTCTTGCGTTTCGATTAGTTCTGCCACATTATCCTCCTGTCCACAACGGATTCTAGGAAATTTAAAATACCCATCGGATTAGCTCTCGCTTTTCTTTTGATAGGCTCTTGCTGCTTGCTCATGTTTTCTAGCCCATGCATCGTAAGCTGAAGGAAACGCACCTGTGATGCCCTCTAGCCTGATTCTGGGTGACGAGATAATACGAGCAGCTTCATTGTGACAATGAGGACAGTCTATGCTGCGTGTCTCATCGTCTACCAATTTCTCACTAAGATGTGCTTTAGCACACCTAAATTCAAATATCCGCTTCATGCTGCTAGCTCCTCGTAAGCATCCTCAGACGCTTGCTTGAGCTTAAGAATGAAGTTTAGGATGTCTAGTTGTCCTTTGGCGTAGTACAGATCCTCTACGCTGGTACACCTGTCTAAATCCCTTGACACTTCAGCTACCTTTTGAAGGTCTTCTAAGAGGTCTTTCCAGCCCTTAGAGGTCATCATGTCAAATCTAGCCTCATAATAGGCTTGTAATTCTTTGTCCACAGTTTCTCCTTATAAGGACTGTGTTGTATTTCTACAACAATGTATTAATTATACCACAACTTTAGAGTTTTGTCAAGTATTTACTGTACTTTTCTACCAGTTTGTGCTTCTACGATGTTTTCCTTGGTTTTTAGCTCCCGTTCCTTCAGGATTATGTTGGCAAGCTTGAGCCTGCGCTCGAAGTCATCCGTAGTCTCGTTGGAAAGGTTAGTCGAAGAAGCCTGAATCACATCAATCCGCATCTTCTCAGGCATGAGCTGGGTCTCAACACTGGTTTTCTGGGCCTTTGCAAGGCTCTCCTGGGCGTTGGCTTGACTTTCCTGTGCTCTACCCTGCAGTTCAGCGATCTGGGCCTGTAGAAGTCCAATTTGAGCCTCCTGTTGGGCCATTACCATCTGTTGTTGGGCTGGATCAGGCTGGTTCATCTGGTCCAAAGCAGCCGAAAGCTCTTCCTTGTTGGACAGGCTAGAGCCTTTGATGATGCCTTTTAAGACCAAGGGCAGGACAGGGCTGTCAGGACCAAGGGTTTGGAGCAACCCAATGAACTGCTGTTGCTCGTACTCCCTAGCTACCATGCCAAGGGTGCTGGCAGGGACAAAGGTGAAGTCACGGCTAGGGTAACGTTCTGGGTCATACTGCATATAGCGGTAGGCTACCTTCTTAATCAGAGGGATCAAGAAGTCATCTTGGAAGTTCATGAGCGCCTGTTTGTTCTTCTTAATGATAGAAGACATAGCCAAGGACATAGAAGCTCCACCAGCCTCTCCTTGGGCCACAGAGCGGGTCATCGCCTGACTATCTAGGGTTCCTGTAGCCTGAAGGAGCATCACCTCGAACTGCTGGGCTGTGGTGATATTGCTTCCGTCCGTAGATCCAAACTTAAATGGGAACAGGATCTCATTAGGATTACCGTTGGTGAGCAGGGTCTTTCCAGGCTGGACCTTGTAGCTTACACCACGAGGTAGCCTTGTAGCGTCTGCTGCCATCATAGGGGCCGTAGTCAGTGCTAAAGAGTCCAGATGACTACGGAGTTGAGCGTCAATAGCTTTTTGCATATTGTAGCCCTTTTCAACTGTGCCGATACCCACTAAGCGACCAGGGACTTTCTCTGGTGTGTAGGTGACAATAGGCCGATCCTTCATCATGTACGGATTAGCCTCAGCTTTCAACAGGTACTGGTTGTTACCGATAACGATTACAGCCTCTACCAAATCTTGGTAGTCTGCTGCTTGGCTGTCTTCAGGAAACAGAACCGCTACCTCAGCACCATTATTCTCTACAGTCTCTAAGAACTCACGAGGAACTAAGCCGTAATAACGGAGGATACGGACCTTATCTTCTTCATAGAGTGTATCCAACTGTGTTGGCTCAAGACTATTATCACTATACTCAGGACCAATATTAACCTTCCGATAGACCCCATTCTCAATCCCTTGTACGACCTTAAATAGGCTAGTGTATTCCTCAACAGCCACACCCAAAGCATCGTCAATCGTGTCTGAGTTAGGGTCCCAGAGGAAGTTACGAGGATGAATTGACTTGGTAGGAACAATCACACGCTCTGTCTCAGTGACACCGATAGCTGCACCTTGTCCACCTGGTAGTGGTTGCATGGTAGGAACCATCTCAAGCTGTGTCTTAACCTGAATCTCAGCGATACCAAGGCCATAGACCTCAGCGTTACGATCCACCTCAGACCAAACCTTATCGGTCTTAGTCTTCTTCATGTCCTCGTGGAGTTGTAACTTAATCATCTCAACATCAACGGACATATTATTCTCGTCCATTGCATTGTCCTGAAGCTCAAAGAACTCACCACGACCTGTGGTAGCTTCCATGATCTCTGAGGTCTTATTCTCTACCGCCTGACGGATAGCAGGAGACACAATCTTAGAACGCTCAGACTCACGGGTCTTGTCCTCATCAGACCAGATACCGTAGTAGAGACGCTCGTACTCGTCCCACTTCTTCTCGTAGTTTACTTCCTTAAACTCACGCCATCTATCGCAGTGAGTGGTAACGTACTCAACTAGAGCACGATCTGCTTCTGAAATAGGATCTTCTTTAAAATCAGCCATGTTTAGTCCTTAGTGGAGTCACCAAATGGATCACTGCCTTCTAATTCCTCGTACTCTACTTCTACTTCCTTGGTCATAGGTTTGAAGATCTGAGCATCTTTCAAGCCCTCACCCTTGGCTGCAGTGATAATCTTCATCATGCAATAAGGGGACAGAGCATCTAGCTCTTCCTTGATAACTTCAAACACACCTTCGTTAGTGATCAGAAAGTCCCAGTTTAGAGGAACCATCTCTTCTTCTTTTGATAGTTGAACATCGTAATTCATGCTTTCTCCTAGTATCCTGATATGTCAAAAAATCTGTTCATATTCCTGTTTCCTTTTCTCACATTCCATAAAGCAGGAACAACTTGTAAATTAAAAGCATTATGTAACCCACAAGCATTTTTATGGTTTATTGGCACAATGTGGTCAATGTGCCATTCAATATTTGTGGCTGTTTTTCTTAACTCTTTTAATCTAGCAGCTTCAGTAAAAACAAACTCATCAAACTCAGTTAATTTTACTTTACCAATTTGTAATCTACGTTTATGAGAATGTTCTAAAGCACATGCTTTTTTACCTTTTGCATTTGATTTCTTTTTAGTTAAATATTCTTCTCTTGTTTGAAAACCTTTTTTAGCTCTTACTTTGGCATGTTCTTTTTTTCGAGCATCTGGATTTTTATTTCTCCATTCAGCAACACTAATAACAACACACTCGGCGCATTTATTTAATCTTCCATCTTTCATTTCTTTGTGTTTGTGAAATAACTCAAGTGGTTTTTCACAAGCGCACCTAATACATATTTTAGTAAGCGGATATTTCATCTAAAGGCTCCCAGCCGTCTTCTTCATCCAGTACGCCTATAAACTCTGTGATACCGATCTGATCGATGTAGGCTAAGGCATCAATTAAGTCATCATGGACCTGTGGGTTAGGGAAGTTTAGAAGCTGATCCACAAACTGCTTATTCCACTCGCCTCTAACTAAACTAATCCTTCCATGTTCGAAGCGACCCTGTAAAGCCCATACTATACGGTCCGTCTTCTTCTTGTTGCCATGAGTCAGATCTATCACTGACAAGAAATAGTTCTTCCTTCTCATCAAGTCTTGTAGGTACGGGAGTACGGCATTCTTTGCCATTCCCCGCTCTATGCCTATTAATCTGACATCGTAACTTTTTGCTGTGTCTAATATTTTTAAAGCTGTTTCTTTGATATCCCATCGACCCGCCACTATAGTGTCCACAAACCAACCATCTTGACAAACCTTAACCACAGCTATAGCAGACTCATCAAGATTCTTCCTCTTGTTGCCAGCCTGCTTGCTTACATCTTCAAAGCCAGCCAAATCAACAGCGATGTAATAAGCACCGTCATCAGGCAGATCATCAGAATCAACATACTTAATCCATTCATCCTTAAATAGGTCTGACGCAGCGGCTTCGAAACTAGCAAGGTATTCCTGTCTAAAACTGAAGGAAGACATTGACTTCTTTGCAGCCTCAATCTCTTTAGGATCGAGTAGAGGGTTATCAAAAGAAGTAAAGTGAAACGAGGACCAATCTTCATCTTCATCCCTCTGAGCCATCTGGTACAACTCGTAGAAGTGATTCCTGCCCTTTGGG